CTTGTAAGATTATGAAGACCAGATATGCTAAACCTTTTGAAAATATTCAAATTAAAATTCCATATGCTACAGGAATGGATCCCTATAGTGGATTAGTGGATTTGTTTGAAGGTAAAGGTATTTTGACTCAACAAGGTAATAGGCTTAAATTTGTTGACAGTCAAGGAAAAGAACACTTATTTTACAGAAAAGAATGGAAAAATGATAAATTAGATATGATAATGGAAGATTTTCCAAATATCAAACCTAAAGAGGAAACCATTTTAGAGGAAACTGTAGAAAATGAATGATACACAAATTGCTGAAATCTGGGTATTTTTTAAAGAGTATTTGCGTAAAGAGGACATTAGTGTAGCAGCAGAGTCGTTTGTAGATTTATTAGCAGACTTTGGTGTGAAAGATAAAATCCTTGAAAACGCATTAGGCACTGATCCAGATTTAGACAATGCTATTGAATATTATCTTGAGGATGATAGTGAAGAAGAAGAATACGACGAAGGCTACGATGACGATGATAATTGATCATGTGGTACTCTAAAATACTCAAAGATATAACTGTACTGCCCGATGCTATTGAATACTATAATGATGAGTTAGTGCAAGCCAAATTAGATACCCGTATAACGGGAAATATTGAAAAGGCTGCTGCCAATATGCCAGGTATTGTAGAGCATAGGTTCGGGCAGTTGCAGGAAATTGAGGCCATTTTAGAATACTTAAACATTGAACTCCGTCAACTTAAGAGCCAACATTTTCGTAAGTATTTAGAAAATTATCAACGTGCCTTAAGTAGTAGAGATTGTGAAAAATATGTAGAAGGAGAAAGCGATGTAGTTGATATGGAAAAAATTATCAACGAATTTGCTTTGCTACGTAATAAGTGGTTAGGAATCACAAAAGCATTAGATGTCAAACAATGGCAACTAAGTAATGTAATAAAACTGCGTACAGCAGGAATGGAGGATGCCACCCTATGAAAGTAGATAAAACTTGGGGCTATTACGAAGTATTTTATGAGAATGGTCCAGAGACTAAAGTAAAAGAATTAGTATGTAATCCACACAGTAAACTAAGCCTACAAAGACATTTTGACCGAAAAGAATTTTGGTTTTTTATGGAAGGTGAAGGGTACGTAAACACACTAGATAATAATGGTAAATTGGTACGTATGGGGCCTTACCGAAAATTTGACAGTCTTTTTATTAATTATGAAGAATGGCATCAATTGGTAAATGAAGGTGATGTACCTATTAAGATTGTAGAAATACAATATGGTGGAAAGTGCGTAGAGGAAGATATTGAACGTAAGTTATGATTGACTTTACAGCATTTAGTCATGGACAAATAAAGAGTAAGATGTGGCTTTGTGATGAAATAGAAAAGTTTTTACCTGAATTAAGTCGTATTGCTATATTAGGTGGATGGTACGGGCTAACAGGGTTTTTACTATTAACTAGAAATAATAAAAATATTGAATATGTTCGATCTTATGATATAGATCCTAAAGTTGAATCAATAGCAGATAAAATTAACAATGCTTGGATATGTGATAGTTGGAAGTTTAAAGCATGGACTGATGATGTTAATAATGTAGATTTATCAGAATTTAATGTAATAATCAACACTAGTGCCGAACACATTATTAACAGGTCTTGGTTTAATAAAATTACAGATCAATTAGTAGTAATTCAAAGTACAGATCAAATTCATGATGATAACGATGAACATGATTATTGTTTTAGTTTAAACGAATTAAAACAGAAATATACAATGTTAAACTTTTATGAAGGTGAGATTGGATTTGAATATCCAGATAAAAGTTTCAATCGTTATATGTTAATCGGTCGTAAATTCTGAAGCCAAAGGAAATACCTTAGCAATAACCTCAGCACAGGCTCGTGCTACTTGTTGATGTTCTAACTGTGTACCATTAGCACTGCGTAGTTCAATAAAATGCACCCAACTACGAATAGTACCGTTCATATATAAACGACTTTCCATCAAACCTTCTGGTAATACAGCACGGGCCTGTTCTTTTGCTATGCCCTTATTGATAGCCCAAGTGTAGGCTCTTCTTGCTGCTCGTAAGACTTCTTCCTGTTGTCGAATCCACTCTTCTCTAAGTATGGACTCCTCAATACTTTCTCCAAGTTCAATACTGTTTTGTCTGTTAGTGGTGTCTTGCAAGCGGGCCTCTCTAAGTACGAACGAGAGATCTTTAGTAGGGTCAGCGTATCGCTGGGAGAACTCTTGGAAACTAAAACTTCTGTGTCGTAAGATTTGTCTGGCAATATCTCTTGTGGTTGTAATTTCGAGACAGGCACTGACCATTTCGAGGGGACTCCAGTGTTTGTTTCGTACCAAGTATCGTATAAGTTTTTCGCTTGTTTCTGTATTGAACTGATTGCTGGGATTGCTGACGCGGGCGCAGAAAGCAATGAGGTCCTGCGCATCCTCGATACCGCTGTGTCTAAATTCCTCAGTGGGTTGGCTGTAGGAGACAAGTTTAACATTCATGCTAACCTTTGTTTACGTAAAAATTTGTTAGT